CCCCTGGGTGTTTAAAGGTGAACCCTTTACCGGCGATCTTATTGGGGATAACTTTGGCTTTGTTTATTGTATTACCAATAAGACCACCGGTAGAAAATATACCTGATAATTCAAGAACTATGATAAAATTAATTAACAATAAAGATTAGACCTTCTTTTAAATGATTTTTGTATTTTTGAAATCCTATCTTTTTTTCTTTAATATATGAAGTGACACTTTCCCATATATTTTTTCCATCACTCACTTTTACATTCCTTGATGTAGTGAGTGTTTTTTTATGCTCTTTTGTAAGTTTTTTACCGTACATAGGATTTCCTTCACCAGAATACATTTTACTAAACTTCTCACGAACTTCTGGCTTATACATTGGATTGTATGATTTATCTTTCATTTTTTCACTTCTCATATCGCAGAACTTATCGTTTCTCATAACTACTTCGTAAATTCCTGTTCTTTCACTCACAAAAAATCTTCCTTCAATATTTGTATTATAATAATTATCTGTCATTAGAACATCTCTTTTAAATTGTTCCATAGTTTCATAGTAAGACATTGATTTTTTATGAGGACATAGGTAGAGTATTTCTCTCAAAAATTTATCTTCACCAAGAAGTTTTATATCTTCATTTAATGGATCACAAGAACCGAAATATTTTTTCCAATCACTCTCTTTTGTTTTTCTTCTACCAGTCTTTTTATCTTTTCTTCTTGTCCAAAAAGATTTTTTACCAACATATTTTCTATTATTCGTCAAATTTGTTATTAAATAAACAAATCCTTCTATACCTTTGGGTGCTTCAGTAAAGTCTTCTTCGTTATATCTCCAAGACATAAAAATACTTTCTACCATAAAACTATTTATACTGAAAGTATTTTTGAGATGCCTTGCAAAAATCTTGGGATAGTGCTATACTGCGTTCATATATAACTGTAATGTTATGGAAATTTTGGAAAAGACCCTGCAGGTGACCCACGACTGGGCAGTTGACAGATGAGACCCCTTTGTACTACAATTCGAATATCCTTGGACGGTACTACCGAAAGGATTATTACAATAAATAAACTTTACTTGAATTTTACAATTACTTCAATGTCTAGAAAATTTCTTACTGGTCTTACTGTTTCAGCAACACTACTTGGTAGTGCATGTGTCACAGCTTCATCTCTTGATGAGCATCTGGCAGAAGTTACTGGTGATGCAATAGTAGTGGAGGAAGAAGTTCAAGAACCCGTAGAGGTTGTAGAACTTGAAGTAAAGGAGTGGACTTGTCCTACATGTTCTCCCAATGAACAGTATGTTCTTGCAAAACTTCAAGAGTATACACCGATTGATGATCGTAATGCCCTTGCAACAATCATGGGCAACATTAAGTCAGAATCAAACTTCAATTCAAACATCTGTGAAGGTGGAGCTCGTGTTCCTTATGAACGATGTTATAGTGGAGGTTATGGTTTGATACAATGGACTTCTATTGGTCGTTATAGGGGACTTGGAAACTTTGCTAGTAAGTATGGTTGTAACCCAAGTGAATTGGATTGTCAGGTTCGTTGGATGATTAATGAACCACAGTTCCAACAAGCACTTCCTAGTTTTGCTGGTGGTGGTCAAACCGTAAGTCAATATATGCGTCCTGCATATAGATGGTTGGGTTGGGGTATCAAAGGATATCGTCAACAGTATGCATATGATTACAGTAAGAGACTTGTATTTGGTTGATTTATGATTATTGATCCTTCTGAAATATTTGATAATAAAGTTTTTGTATTAAACAAAACTCCTATAATTGAAACAATTGATACTGGACCCGCCAAGGTGACAGTCATTGACAACTTCTATGAATATATTGATGGGGTTATTGCACAAATTCCTAAGATGTCAGTCAGTTTAGTTTGGGATCAGGAAGGTAATAACGAAACATTTTTTGATGGGAGAAAGGTGTATCGATCAAATATGGAAGGATCACTTATTCCATATGCATTTGATCATACTTTACCAAATTTGGTATCAAACATTATTGACTTTCCTGTAGATCGAATAAGATCTAGTAAAGAATTTATTGTTAATTGTTTTACATTTACTGATGAATTTGATTCGGTATTTGAAACTCATTGGTATGGACCTCATCGTGATAGACATGATTATGGTCCTACATCAACTGGTATGATTGCGATAGTAGTCTTCTTAAATGAACACTATGAAGAAGGTGAAGGAATGAATTTTTACGATGTACCCGATGACTTTGTTCTAACAATTCGTGAGAGAAAGGATAAAGTTAAACAGATATATACTGTACAGGGTAAAAAGAATCGTGCAGTTCTTTTTGACTCTCAGTTTCCTCACGGACAACACACCCCAACAAATCAGTTCAAGAACGAAATGAGATACACTCAGGTAATTTTCGTTCCATTGTACTAAGGCCCTTGACACCAGTCAGGGTTTACCCTATACTATAAAAGTGGTTGAGAGACCACTGCTGTGACCCCCTTGGTAGTTCAGGGTTAGAGGCGATAGGAACTACCACTTGCCCCGTTAGCTCAGGAGACAGAGCACGAACCTTCTAAGTTTGCGGCCGGGGGTGCGAATCCTCCACGGGGCGTCGTAGATGTATTAATACATCTACTTTACAATCCCCTGTAGCTCAATCAGGCAGAGCGCCAAACTGTTAATTTGGATGTTACTGGTTCGATTCCAGTCGGGGGAGTTAGGAACTTGAGACGTTCCAATCAAGGTGCTCATCGGTTCGGATATACCGAAACCCTGTTGGTGAGGATAAACCCCCTTGAATATTCACAACGGAAATTGTGTCTTACTCCATTACAAACTGTCCGTATACTGGGTGTAATGCCCACATAGCATACGGATAAGTGTAGTGTTTGCTCGAATAGTTCAGCGGTAGAACACTTGATTTACATTCAAGTTGTCGGGGGTTCGATCCCCTCTTCGAGCATGTCGTATCAATCTAATGAATCATGTTAGTTATCAGATGCAAAAATTGTAATACAGAACTTACGAGTTCTCCAAAGACTCAGGTCTGTGGTTGTTCTAATAACACCACACTCACTGATGATAAGATTACTGCTGTTGATTTGTCTAGAGTATTGATCGTATCGAACAACAAACTCGATGATAGTCATGATGTATTGACTGCAGTAGACTTGATGTATCAAGAACAAAGACGTAGACGTAAGGTAAAGAGGATTGACTTTGAAGTCAGGTAACAGTACAATAAATAAATCAACTACAAATGTGATGATGGAAGTCTTTACTGTAAAAGAGTATCAAGATCGTTGGGGTGAGTTGATGGAAAGAGTGGAGAATGGGGAGACTTTTGGTATAGTCAATGAGAACGGACAGGCTGCCGTGATGATGCCTGCTGATGATGAGACTATACGAATATACACCGAGAATAATAACGAAGCCCCTTAGGTTTTTATTTGCTTCCTTAGCAATCCGGCGAATGCACCGATCTCATAAATCGGCTAAGGTGGGTCCGACTCCCACAGGAAGCATTGAGGTCAGTTCGCAGACTGTCCTCTTGACTCTTACAGTCAAAACCCTTATACTACTAAGGTCAACAATCAAGACAATGACTATTACTTCTAAGTTCAAAAAGGACATCACAACTCTTCGGTCTGCAGCCAACGGGGAATTCTTCCTTGATGTAAAGAATCCAAAACTTTACAAGAAGGTTCGTAAATTTTATGAGAATGATGGTGTAACTTTTTCTGGTGATCCTCTCGACGATTATGATATTCTCATCGATTGTATTGCAGAAGACCTTGAAAGTGTGGAAGTATGAATGATTTAGATCCTAAGTCTGTTGAGTCAACTGAGACTATTATTATTCATGAACGGTTTCCTTATCGTTTTGTTCAAAAGGGATACATTCAACTGAATGGTAAACCCGATTTTCGTTTACAGAAGGCAGATGGGTATACTAAAAAGTACTCTGACATCTATCTGTTTGATAATGGAGAGCAACTTCTTCTTGCCATTGAAGACAAAGAATACCCTAAGTGGCTTGATCCAGACGGTGTTCCTTGTTATGTACGGGACAGAGTTTCTAGATAATAATAAATAGAACAGATTTGTATTTCGATTATGTCTAGTAGAAAAACGTCAGATACTGGAGCATATATGTCTCAGTACGACCAGGAAGTAGAAACCAGACTTAAGGCTCTTGAGGTTGGTGTTAAAAAGGTTGGGGAGGAAGTTCAAAAAAAGAATTCTGCCCCTGCCGCAGCTGCTCCTGCTCCGGTTAGTGGTGATGTAGAAGCTAAACTGGACATGTTGATTGGGATTCTAAAAATGTCTCCCGGTCTTAATATTGAAAAATTGTCTAAAGGCAAACTCTGATATGAGTTTCTTGCTTCTCTAAAGAGCAAGTGGCGCGGCATGAACCCTATACTAGGAGGTCTTGACAAAGGCCTCCTTTTTTAATACAATACATAGAGGGATATTGTAATTATTCATATGAAGATTGGTTTTAACTGTAGTTCCTTTGACTTGTTTCATGCAGGACATGTGACAATGTTGAAGATGGAAAAAGAACTATGTGATTATCTTGTAGTTGCTCTTCAGGTTGATCCTACTATTGATAGACCTGGTATCAAAAACAAACCTACTCAGAGTGTGTACGAGAGGTATGTACAACTTCAAGGTTGTAAGTATGTTGATGAGATCTTGGTGTATGAAACCGAGGATGATCTTATCAATCTTATCAAAACTCAAACACTTGATATTAGATTCTTAAGTGAAGAGTATAAAGATAGAGACTTCACGGGAAAACAATATTGTATCGATAATAATATTGAATTGCATTATCATTTAAGACGACATAAGTATTCTTCGACTGAACTCAGGAATAGAGTTTATACTATGGAGAATGCAAAAAGAACAGAATTAGTTCCGGGAGAAGTATTTGACCAATACTCACCAGAAATTCTTAACAAGTATGAAAAATCATGAGTATTCTAGTAACAGGTGGAGCAGGATTCATTGGAAGCAATCTTCTCCACTATCTTGAACAGTTTGGTGAGGAAGTTATATGTGTAGATAAACTTTCTTATGCCGCAGATGAAACTAACCTTCCAGATTATGTAAAGTTTTATCGAACAGATATTGCTGACGAAGAATCAGTAAGATATGTATTTGAAAAGGAGACTATTACGAAGGTCTTTCACCTTGCGGCAGAGAGTCATGTAGATAATTCAATTAAAGATTGTAAACCTTTCATTCATTCTAATATTATAGGTACTGTTAATCTTCTTCAGTGTGCATTAGAACATGAAGTAAGTAGATTTATGCACATCTCTACTGATGAGGTGTTTGGTTCTATTGCATATGGTTCCTTCAATGAGATATCTAGGTACAGGCCAAGGAATCCATACTCTGCATCTAAGGCAGCAAGTGATCATTTTGTAAATGCATACCACATTACATACGGTTTGCCAACCGTTATTACAAACTGTTCTAATAATTATGGTCCACGACAATATCGTGAGAAGATGGTCCCTAAAACTATCTTAAGTCTTATGAATGACAGACCAGTTGATGTGTATGGTAGTGGATTACAAATTCGTGACTGGATCTATGTTGAGGATCATTGTAAAGCCCTTGTAGAACTTTCTAAGAGGGGTAGAGTGGGTCAGAGTTATAGTGTTGGTGGTGACTGTGAATTGAAGAACATTGAACTTGTTCATAGGATTGCTGGACTGATGAAAAAAGAAGTTGAAATAAACTTCATCAAGGATAGACCAGGCCATGATCAAAGATATTCAACATCTAACGATAAGATCACAACAGAAACACCTTGGACTACTAGTGTCGATATTAATGAAGGCCTCTTAAAAACTATCAAATATTATTATGAACAGAATTGATACTCCTCTCAAGGACGCATTTGTTATTCATGCAGATAAGTACAAAGATAATAGAGGATTCTTTCTAGAGTCTTACAACTCTAATTCATTCAAAGAGATTGGGTTAGATGTTAATTTTGTTCAGGATAATCACTCCAACTCTTCAGTAAATGTCCTCAGAGGACTACACTATCAGGTGGAGAAGCCCCAAGGTAAACTTGTTCGGTGTATGTCTGGACGGATTTTGGATGTCATAGTAGACTTGAGAGAGTCCTCAGAGACTTTTGGCGAGTCGTATTCAATCGATCTGTACTCACCAGAAGTCATGTTATGGGTTCCACCTGGGTTTGCTCATGGGTTTTATTGTATGTTAGACAACTGTCACATTGCGTATAAAACTACTGACTATTATTACAAAGAGTACGATAGAACTCTTCTATGGAATGATAAAGACCTTAGTATTCAATGGCCAACTGCAACACCAATCCTTTCAGATAAAGATAAACTAGGTAAGACTATGAGTGAGTGTGAAAAGTATGACTGACCTTTCATTATTTGGAGGTACAGGTTACATCGGTTCAACATATGAACGAATGTACCCTGGTAATGTGATCATTCCTCGTGGTCAAAGACATTTTGATACTAAGAATGTATTGTATTTTATCAGTACAACAACTAATCAGAATGTATTTCAAGATCTACAGGTTGATATTGATGTCAATCTTAAGATCTTTACTGAATTCTTATCACATTGTAAGAGAACTGATACTGTAATCAACTTTGTAAGCTCAGGGTTTGTTTATGGTAACGATATTCTAGATGCCAAAGAGACTGACTGTTGCAATCCAACTGGGTTCTATTCCATTACTAAAAGATGTGCAGAACAACTTCTGATGTCTTATTGTGAGACCTTTGGTATCAAATATCGTATCTTTAGGATTGGTAATGTCTTTGGTATTGACCCAACAGTATCACAAGGTAAGAATGTTCTAGGTTATATGATCCGTCGTTTGAAGAATGATGACTACATCGTATTGTATGACGGAGGTAACTATGTAAAAGACTATATGCATGTCGAAGATGTGTGTAGTGCAATGAAACTTCTGATGGATGAGTCTGATACCAATAACATCTATAACATTGGTACTGGTGTATCTCGTTCGTTTAGAGAAGTCATCGAGTTTGCAAAGGACTATGTTGGAAGTAATAGTGAGTTGATTAGTACAGAGATGCCTGAGGATCAGAAGTATCTACAGATTAAAAACTTTACAATGAATGTAGACAAACTTTCATCTTATGGTCATGTTCCAAACCTTATGATTGATACTGGTGTCGAAATGATGTGTAAAGCATATTGACTTCATAACAATTTTTGGTAAAATAAATAGTAAGTAACAAATTAAATGTATGTCTGAATTTAAGAAAACCGCACTAGTACTTGGTGCGGGTGGGTTTATTGGTAGTCATATGGTGAAGAGACTACGATCAGAAGGATATTGGGTTCGTGGTGTTGACCTAAAGAGACCGGAGTATTCTGACACTGAAGCAAACGAATTCATTCAAGGTGACTTGAGGGATAGAAGTTTTGTTCGTCGTTGTATTCGTACCACGGGTGTCAATGGTGGCTTCTATGCACAGATTGTTGACAAGTTTCTGTCACCCTTTGATGAGATCTATCAGTTTGCTGCTGATATGGGTGGTGCTGGATTTGTATTCACTGGGGAGAACGATGCAGACATCATGCACAACTCAGTGTCTATCAATCTGAATGTACTCGAAGAGCAACATCTTCTTAATCTGGATAAGGATGTAAACAAGACTAAGATCTTCTACTCTGGTTCTGCATGTATGTACCCAGAGCATAACCAACTAGACCCTGATAACCCTGACTGTCGTGAAGAATCAGCATACCCAGCAGCACCAGACTCAGAATATGGATGGGAGAAACTATTCTCTGAGCGTCTCTACTTTGCTTACAATCGTAACCATGGGATCCCTGTTCGGGTTGCTAGGTATCACAATATCTTCGGACCTGAAGGAACCTGGGACGGTGGAAGAGAGAAGGCACCAGCTGCAATCAGCCGTAAAGTTGCTTACCTCCCGGAGGTCGGTGGAGGCATCGAGGTGTGGGGAGATGGCTTACAAACTCGTTCCTTCTTGTACATTGACGAATGCATTGAAGCAACTAGAAGACTGATGGATAGTGACTTCATGGGACCAGTTAATATTGGTTCTGAGGAGATGGTTACTATCAATCAACTTGTAGAGACTGCTGCTAAGGTTTCTGGTAAGGTAGTACGTAAACTATACAAACTTGATGCACCTACAGGTGTTCGTGGTCGTAACTCTAACAATGATCTCATTCGTGAGAAGCTTGGATGGGATTACTCTCAAAGTCTTGAAGAGGGTATTCGTAAAACATACGAATGGATCTGTACACAAATTGAGGAAAAGACTGATGAAAGTATTTGATGTATTTTTATTTGGTTATGAGTTAGACCTGTTGGAGATTCGTATGAATCTTCTTGATCCTTATGTTGATTACTTCGTATTCAGTGAAGGTGGTAAGACATTCTCTGGTGAAGATAAAGGGTTTGTATTTAAGAAAACTGATAAGAGATTTAAAAAGTTTAAAAATAAAATCATTTACACTAAGATTGAAGAACCAACATCTGAACAACTTCAGGCACAAGGTGTAAAGTATAATGTAAAGAAAGAATCTTTTATGAGAGATACTTTCTACAAGGATAGTATCATTGGTGTTCTCAAAGAACATTGTTCTGATGAGGATGTAATCATCTGGTCTGATCTAGATGAAGTACCTAACCCCGAAGTCATTGAACAGATTAAAGACTTCTATGAACCCGGTACTGTATATAACTTTGCACAGGATAACTACCAAGCTGCATTGAATTGGTTCGAAACTACAGGTACTATTACCTCTCAGACACAAGACTTCTCTTATGAAGAAGAAGGTCCACGTTGGATTGGTACTAAGATGTGTGACTTTGCCACACTAAGTAAGTATTCTTTGACTGACATTAGACGTGAACTTCCTCAAGAGAAGAATCTAAGAATCTATCCTGGTGGTTGGCACTGGAGTACAGTTGGTAGTGATGAAGAGTGTACTATGTACGAGAGAGTGATGAAGAAGATTAAGTCTTCTGCCCACACTGAACTCAACAATGAAAAACTGATTGGTGAACTCGAACAGAGATTGAAAGATGGTCGGTCACCATTGGGTCAGGACAATGCATCATACTGTATTACTCACTTTGATACTGATAGGTTCCCACAGTATCTAATTGACAACCAAGAGAAGTATTCTTATTTGATCAAATGATTGTAACTGAAATTTATAGGGGTTCTGGACTGGGAAACCAGATCTGGAACCTGGTGGTATCTAGAATCCTTGCACATAGACATGGATATAAGTGGGGTGCAAAGAAAAGTACTCCATTCAAGGCAAGAAAGTTCATGCCGGACTTTGATTATGGTGAAGAAGTAGTTGGTGGTCATACTCCTAGAGAGGGACAACCACCAGAATCATTACCTAATGGTATCACTCATTACATTCGTGAGAGGAATGATCCTCTTCCACAGTGTGGTCATAGTGGTATCTTTTTTGATCCTGGTCTATGGAATAATCTTCCTGATAACTCAAAGATTGATGGACTCTTTCAGTGTTTAGAGTATATCAATGACCGTAAAGATGATATTCGTCAGTGGTTATCTCATAATGTAAATGTTACTGAGTATTCTGATGAAGATATTTGTGTCATTCACTTCCGTGGTGGTGAGTATTTGATTACCGCATCATGGTTAGAACCAAAGTTCTATGAGAATGCACGTGATAGGATGTTGGAACACAATCCAAACATGAAGTTTGTAGTTGTGACTGATGATCCAGAGAATGCAAACAAGTTTATTCCATGGGCCAAGGTTGTAGGTGCAACTACACTCAAGGAACAAGAAGACATCGAACAAGGAACAGGGTTCTTCAAATATAAAGGAGGTAATATTGGTGTTGATTATTCTATTCTACATAATGCTAGGAATGTCATCATGTCGGCATCAACATTCTCCTTCTGGCCAGTATGGACATCTAATGTTACACCAAAGGTCATTGCACCCAAGTACTGGTTTGACCATAAAACTTCTAACGGTTGGTGGAGAGGTGACGATATGATCGTCAAAGATTGGGATTACATCGATGGAGAAGGTAAACTCTTCAGTGGTCCCGATTGTCAAAAGGAGTATGACCTTTACAGACTCAAGACTCCATATTATAATCACTAAAGACAGAGAGTATCATGTATCAATTGATTGAAAACTTCATTCAATCCGCCAAGGAGATGGATGATAATGTGTTTCCATTCATGGCTAACAAGGATTGGAAGCCAGGTAACAATGTGTATTACTCTGGACCATATTGGAATGACCTAGAGGCACGAGAACTTATCTATGCTGTAATGAAAGGTAAGTGGTTATCTTCTGGTGAGAAAGTAAATAAATTTGAGAAAGAATTCTCTAATAGATTTGAGTTTGATCATTCTGTTATGGTGAACTCAGGTTCATCAGCCAACCTGGTGATGATTGCAGCACTGAAGAAATACTTTGGATGGGAAGATGGTGATGAGATCATCGTGTGTTCTTGTGGGTTTGCAACTACCATTGCGCCAGTAGTTCAAGCTGGTCTTAAACCAGTGTTCGTTGATATCAACTGGCAAGATTTGAACTGGAACATGGATGAGGTCTTCTCTAAAGTCAGTCCTAGAACTCGTGCAGTATTCTCTTCACCTGTTCTAGGTAATGCGTATGATATGGATAGGTTGGTAGAACTTTGTAAGAGTAAAGATATTCACATCATTGCTGACAACTGTGACAGTCTAGGTAGTAAGTATAAAGATAACTATCTTACCAAACATGCAGTTGCTGCATCATGTTCTTTCTATCCTGCACACCATATCTGTACCATTGAAGGTGGTATGGTGTCATCAAACAACAAAGCAATTATTGATCTTGCTCGTAGTTTTGCTTGGTGGGGTCGTGGATGTTATTGTGTAGGTCAACAGAACCTACTCTCTAACGGTGTCTGTGGTCGTCGTTTTGATACTTGGTTGGATGGTTACGAAGACATTGTTGATCACAAGTATGTGTTCTCTCAGATGGGTTACAACTTGAAACCACTTGACATGCAAGGTGCAGTTGGTTCAGTTCAACTTCTGAAGTTTGATGACATTCATAGATTGAGAAGAAAGAACAAAGATCGTATTCAAAGTATCATTGAGACCATTGATGGTTGTCGTGTTGTCAACGAACGTGATGACAGTGAGACCAGTTGGTTCGGTGTTCCTATTGTATGTGACAACAAGAAACTAAAACACTCTCTTGTTGCCCATCTTGAGAAGAATAAAGTTCAGACACGTAATTACTTTGCGGGTAACATTCTTCTTCATCCTGGATACTCACATCTTGATGACGCCATGAAGTATCCTGAAGCCAATAAGGTTCTTAACACCGTATTCTTCTTGGGGTGTTCACCAGTCATTACTGATGATATGATAGACTACATTGAAACAGTAGTAGAGGATTTTAAAAATGCTTGATCTATCCAGAGTTACATGCTTTGCGATTGACAATACAAATCGAATAGAAGAAACCATCAATGCACTTCACACTTGTAAGAACGGAGCAAACTTTGGGGAGGTTAAGTTAGTTACCACCCCCAACTATGTCAACAAATACAAGGACGAATGCGCTGTTGATGGTATTTTAGTAGAGGAACAAATCAAACCTCTCACTAATATAGATGAGTACAACTACTACATTCTTTATAAACTACATGAACACATTGATACAGAGTTTTGCCTCCTCGTCCAGGATCATGCTTTTATTATTAATCCTGATGCTTGGAGGGAGGAGTTTTTCTCGTATGACTACATCGGAGCCCCATGGCCAATCAGAGACAGAGCATACATCACTCCCTATGGAGAACATCAACGAGTAGGTAATGGTGGGTTCTCATTCCGGTCAAAGAAACTTTTAGAAGTTCCACGGGTACAATGGATACCATTCAGAGTTGCCGATGTTGCAAAGGACTTCTATAAGATGTTTGGAGGTAACAATACGAATGAGGACGGTAATATATGTGTCCACAACAAACACCTTTATGAGATGCATGGGTGTAAGATAGCTCCAGTAGAGGTAGCAAAATACTTTTCATATGAGTCCCCTGTTCCCGAGAACCAGGGTATAATTCCCTTTGGGTTCCACAATAATCTTCCACCTGGTGTCACCGTGGAGGGTTATAACCCCCGATAAATACTACAGATTTGTTATTACTATGTCATTTGTTTATAATGCTCCTTCCTTTGTGGAGGTAGACAATGTGTTCCCTGAAGGTCCAAAAAGAACTGACAATAACACAGCAGCATACACTCTCAATCACATTACCTTTGCAGAAAATGTGGATGAGTTTGGAGGAGAAGGAGATATTCTAGAGTTCGGTGTCTGTAGTGGTGGTACACTCCTCCCTATTGGACAGAAGAACCCATCCCGTAAAGTCTTTGGTTTCGATCACTTCAAAGGTCTGGAAGTCACACAACAACCAACACCATCATATGCTGGTTGGGCAGAAGGTGCATTCCGTATTGGTGACCCACAGTATACTTGGATTCCCAAAACTGTAGAAGATGTTAAGAGAAAGTGTTCAGTCTCACCTAATATCAAAATCTTTGTTGAAGATGTCCATGAGATGGTAGAGAAAGAACCATCTGATTTTGGTATTGGTAAGGTTGGTGCAATTCATATTGACCTAGACATCTACGAACCCACAGTATCAGCATTCAAGTTCATCGATAAGTGTGAGTGGGATAAACTATACTTCCGTTTTGATGATTGGCATGGTCACGAGCCTGACTATGATCATCATGAACGGAAAGCATTTAGAGAGTGGATTACCAAACACGGATACAACTTCGAAATCATTGAAGATGGTATCAGTGCTGGTGTCAAGGTATGGAAATAAAGGTATCAGTAGTCATCCCTTGCTATGAGTATGGTGGTAAGGGTGTCAGATACCTTTCTGATATACTTAGAACCATCTCACAACAAACAATCAAGGAAGTAGAAGTTATCATTCCAGACCACAGTGTCAATATGGACATTGAAGAGTTCTGTTATGATAACATTTTTGATTTAAATATTATCTATTTTAGAAACGAAGAGAATCGTGGTGATGTAGCATCTAATAAGAATCTTGGAATGGATCTTGCTAAGGGTGAGGTTGTTAAGATGATGTATATGGATGACTACTTCTATACGAATGATGCACTAGAGAAAACTTATAATGCTTTAAAGAACTCTGATAAGATGTGGTTGGTATGTGGTACTAATCATACGAGAGATAATGGTAAAACATTTGATACTTTCATCATGCCTAGGTGGAATGACAATATGTTACGAGCCAGAGGAAACAATACCATGAGTGGTGTTTCTGTGATATCATACAAGAACCCTATGGATGTCCGATGGGATTCGAAAACAATTATGTTACTGGATGTAGATTTTTACTACTCACTAAGGTCTAAGTATGGTGATTGTATCTACTTGAACGAGTGTATGATTACTCAACGGGTAAATAAAGATGCGTTGTCATCCACGATTAGTGACGAGGATGTGCAAAAAGAATTTGTGTATTGTAGAGAGAAACACGGTATTACATTATGAAACATTACCTGTCAATCGCATCTGTTTTCAAGAATGAAAGCTGGAATCTTAAGGAGTGGGTTCTACATTATAAGCATCACGGGGTTGATCACATCTACCTGGTCAATGACTTCAGTGATGATGAGTATTTGCCTATACTTGAACCGTTCATTCGTGAAGGATTTGTTACACTCTTCCAGAATAATATCACAGAAAAATATACTGGTAGACAGACTGATGTAAACAATCGTTTCTTCTTACCTATTTGTAATGAAACTCAATGGATTGCTCAAATAGATCTAGATGAATTTCTATATAGTCCTAAGACAGTAGACTTAAAAGAAGTATTAAAGAACTACGAAGAGTACGGTACAGTTGAAACCAATTGGGTATGGTTTAATAGTAATGACCATCTTTATCACCCTGACGGTGGTCTGGTTAAGAATTTTACTAGTCGTGCTGAATTTGGAGACAGGGTATGGATGACCCATCGATCCAGATGTGCTGGTGCAGGACAAGAAGAACCGGAATGGTTTAATCTTTGGGCACCTAAACAGATTGCAAACACTAGATTTGGTGTACAATCTTTTAATATTCATAAGATATTCACTAGTGGCCCTAACATCAATCTATCCTTTGTTGGTAGGCCAGACGCCCCTGAGATACTAAACAATCATTACCAGATTCAATCACGAGAGTTCTGGGAAAAGATTAAGATGACAAGAGGTGCATTGAATAACTGGTATGCTGCAAATGCCCGAGGTTGGCATACCTTCTATTCATTAGATGTAGGAGATACTGTAGATACCACATTGGCAGAACAAAACAAGGAGATTGAATTATGACTATTGGAATGAATAACCTTGGCAATAATGGAAGAATTGGTAATCAACTATTTCAATATGCTGGACTTGTAGGTATTGCAAATAATAAAGGTTATGACTTTAGAATCCCAGAAGACCAGGAGCTCAGCAAATGTTTTGAAATGCTTCATTGTGGTAACCGTTATGGTCTTATTGACGGACCTGAGTGTGTTCTTCATGAGTCTCATACATTTGCAGAAGACCTTTTCAATGAGTGTCCTAATCACATTCATCTGAGTGGATACTTTCAAACAGAAAAGTATTTTAAAGATGCACAACGACTATTGAAGTGGGACTTTAGATTTAAAGATGATATTATCAATGAAGTTGATTATACTTACGGTGATATTCTAAGTGCAAACCCTGTCTCTATTTGTGTGCGAGAGTATAACGATCACTTTGACTATCCCGGTAGTCATAACAATCATCGTAACTTACCGTGGGAATACTTTGAGCGTGGTATTGAGATGTTAGGTAAGGACAGAACTTATATTATCTGTTCAAACAATCTTGATTTGTGTAGAGAACAAGAAGTATTCAAAGGTAATAACTTCTACTTCAATGACATCACAACTAAAGTAGAAAAGTCTCACTTTGATCTATGTTTGATTTCAAAGTGTTCAGACTTTATAACATCCAATAGTACATTCAGTTGGTGGGGGGCATACCTATCACAGAATTCAACCAAGAGAGTGATTGCACCAACACCGTGGTACGGTCCTGGTCTACAACACATTAGTACAGAAGATTTATACCCTGATTCATGGGAGGTAATTGAAGCATGATTGAGATTGCAATTCACGATGGTTCACCTGGACTTGCAAATAGAATTAAGAACTATGCAGGTATTCTGAGAACATTCAAACAAGCACTGACCGTAAATGATGCAGATGCATATATCTTTGACAATCTAAGACTTGCAACGGAGGATGAACTCACTACATATCCTTGTTACGATCATTGGAGACTTCCAATTCTCCCTGGTGAGGATAGTAAACGAGGAGAATATAAGTACATCGATCTTCTGTATGAAGACACTCCAGAGTATTTTGTTGAACAGTATAAGAAAGCGTTTAGTTACTTACAACCTAGACAAGATATCGTAGATTATGTCAATGACTTTACTGAAGGTTGGAATAATGTAGTTGGTTTACATATCAGATCGTGGTATTGTGACAGACATAAGTATCATAGTAACGAACTGTTTGAAAGTGTTATAGATACTTTCGACAAAGACAGAAGGATCTTTCTTTGTGGTGACAATAAAGATGTATTAAATCACTTCAAGAATAAGTATGGTAATCGTATCATCACTCATTCTCAGAAGAAATATAATCATCCACACATGGCAGAGTCTGGACATAATAAGTCCATGCAAGACACAGTAGATGCATTCATTGACTTGATGCTTCTGTCTAGATGTGATACTATTGTCGGTACATATGCCTCAACGTTTGCTGAGGTTGCGTGGTGGTTAGGAGATACCAAACCCAAGGTTATTATTCCCGAACCATACAATGTAGAGGAATCATTTAAGAATAGGATTTTTGAGAAACTATGAAAACCTCCCTTGTTACAGGTGGTGCTGGATTTATCGGTAGTCACCTGGTGGACAAACTATTATCAATGGGTCACAAGGTGATCGTTCTTGATAATGAATCATCTGAAGGTCACGATGATTATCATTGGAACACTGGTGCAACAAACTACCCTGTAGACATTAGAAATTTTTATCATATTGCTGATAAGTTTAGAGGAGTTGATTATGTCTATCACCTTGCAGCTAAGGCAAGTGTTCAGGCATCGATTGACTTCCCACTTGACACAATGGAAACACAGGTTATGGGTACAGCCAATGTACTTGAGGCCGCCAGACAGTGTGGTGTAGAGAAGTTTATCTACTCTTCCACATCTGCATGTTATGGTAATAAGAATCCTATTCCCAACACTGAAATCATGAGAGAAGATCCTCTCAATCCTTATGCTATTGGTAAGTTGGCAGGTGAACAACTCGTCAAGTCATATCATGGTCTCCATGGTATGAAAACTGTAGCATTTAGATACACTAATGTGTATGGAGAGAGGGCCAGACATGTAGGAACATATGCTCCTGCAGTGAGTAAGTTTCTGAAGATGACTAGAGAGGGACAACCTATTACTATCTTTGGTGATGGTTCACAACGTCGTGACTTCATTCATGTATCTGATGTAGTCAATGTCAATGCACTGATTAGTTTCATGGAACTTGACAACTGGGGGGAAGTTTATAACATTGGGTATGGTGAGAACTGGAGTATTAAAGATATTGCAGATGCCATCTCTGATGATCAGGTTTTCTTATCTGGTAAACCTGGCGAGATGAGAGAGACCCTTGCAGATATTCGTAAGGCAAAATCAGAACTGACTTGGAGACCTAAAGTAAACATTCTT